TCAATAAACTTATTATTACCTGAATGGTTTACAACGTAACAAAGAGGCCACCTAGCATAGTAACCAGTAGGTACTGTGAAAATAGTAGTCTGCGTTGCTGCAGTAAGAACATTACCCGTCGATACTGGTTTCATCTTGCTTTACTGTTTTCTTAGTTACTTTAGGAGTTTCAACTACTACTTTAACTACTTCCCGTACCTCCGGTACTTCAGTATAACCTTCATGTTTCTTCATCTCAGCAATCTCATGAGCTTGAAAGAACTCCACTGTGTTACCTGACTGCTTACATTTAAACTTTGCCATTATGTCTGTTACCTTTCTGATGTACTAAAGAGTAATACATTAAAAAGGCTCCCATGCCTTGTGAGCATGGGAACCTATCTAGCTATTAAGCTGGAACCACGAGGGCAACGCCACCGTAGTTACGCAACTCAGCGCAACCGTACAAAGTATCAGCTGTGAACAATGTACCAAGGTACTCTTGTTTGTACTGAGTCTGTGAACGGACACCAACTTGCTCCACCAACACCATAGAGTCCTTGTGAGCCATCAAGCACACACGACCAATGGTAGTACCGGAACCGTCAGCAGCAGATTTAGCTGTGCCAGCATTGGACGAAACGTAGACTGGAACACCATAGATGTCACCAATCATGCCGTTACGGATGCTGTTAGCTGAACCAGCTTCACCAACGCTATTGAAGGTTGTGAACTCAGTCAAACCAAGAATAGTGTTACGCACTGAAGGAGGAATCAAGAAGAAGCGGTTGTCCATAGGAACATCGCTGTCATCAAGACGCTGAATTGTACGACGAATGCCAGCAGCTGTCAAAGTGGAGGCATTGCCAGCACCTGAAGAAGCTGAGTAGTCAAACGCTGTAGAACCATCAGCACCAACAAAAGCACCAGCGTAGCGGAAGTTACCTGCACCAGCTGTTGAAACATTAAACTGTTGACCCAAGTTCACCAAGTCAGTATCAACTTGCTTACCCAAAGCATAACCAGCGTCATCAGTGTAGAACTGACGCAAGCTAGACAATGCCTGAGCTTCAACGATGTCCTCAATCAAACGTGAGTACTCGTAGTGCTTGTTGATAGAGACAGTTACTTCTGATTCAGTAGCTGCAATCAATGTAACTTGTGTAGAAGCTGCCTTAGCAGAAGCAGAGCCACGTGCAGGGACTGGAATGTGAACTACGTCACCTTTCTTGCCCTTGAAGCTCATCTTCTTAACTAGGTTAGCTGCAACCAAGCTCTTTTTGTAAGCCGCAACAATTTCATCACTCCATACTTCTGGAATAAACGTTGCTGCGGTCGTACTCGTTACGTGATCTGTTCCTAATGCCATTTTAAAATTCTCCTGTGAATTTGTGAATTAAATTAAATTATTTAACCCTGCCTTCAGAGTACGCAGCCATAATCTCAGGTTGCAGTGCCTCATAACGGTCAGGATCTTGCATACGTAGCCGGATAAGGTCGGCACGACGATATACTTTCTTAGAAGACTCTCCAGTTCCCCCAACATCGACACCAGCTGCTTTTAGATTCTGTTTGCGAACAGCGTTACCTGCATCAGTAGTTTGTTGTGTCTTAGATGTACGGATCTGTTTGAATGTTGAGAGCAGTTCATCAGCTGCATTGAAATCATAGTTGGCATCTGCCATTGCGTAGATATTAAGTCTCATGGGAGAGGCTTTAACCCACTCAATAAACTCACCATCACGTACAATATCTGCAAAGTCAGGATGCTTCTTGTTGAGCATTGCGTGTGTCTGAATTTGCTTTAACTGCTGTGATGCCTGTTTAGCGGCAATTACGTCTGGATGATTTGCAACAGCACGATTAACGTGACTCTGCGGATCTTCAAAGAAATCAATCTCTTGTGGTGGGTTCTCCACCGCTTGTGGTTGAGCTTGTTGTTGAGTCTTTTGAGATAAGCTTTGTTTAATTAGATCATCAGCTAAACGCCTAACTTCACCAACTTCCTGTGCTTGCCTACCGATTAGCTTTTCAGCCTCTTGGTGCATACGAACAATATCTTCGAGATTCTTCCCTTTGTATTTCTCAGGGATCTCTTGGGGTTGTTCTGGTGAAGGTTGTTGAGTCTGTCGTGCACTTGAGGACTCTTGTTGTTTAAAGTCTTCAGCTTCGATCTCACTAACGCTACCTAGTTCCTCATTACTATCAATTAAAGCCATACCTAACCTTTCCCTGTCCACGTAAACGATGGATTACAGGATTAACTTAAAAATAGAATTGGGTTGCCTGAATAGCTATTCAGATCCTCTCTTTTGTTCCTGCTTGAGCCTGTCAGCTCTCACAGCAGCCCACTTAGCCGTTGCACCGGGGAAGTCACCAGATATGGCATCTAACCCAATGGTAGGAGCTGAAATGAGCCTGATAGCGTCCTTACTACATACCTTACATTTAGCAGTGGTATGATCGCTATCTACCAGCGATTCAGTTACGTGATTGTTGGTACATAAAAAGTTATACAGACGTTTCATCGCAAGTCTCCCTGCTTATCCTGTAAATCCTCATATACCTTCTCACACACAGCCTTACGCCCTAAAACCAATTCAAGAATATCCAACTGTCCTTTACGATAATGAAGTGTTTGTGTATCGTTGACAGTAGAAATATCGTTTAAACTAGCCTTAATCTCTTCAAAGTCTTCAATTAAGAAGTCCCAACCCTTAGTACTCATGGTATTAAAGGTTTCTTCGTAATACTTTTGTAAATCAGGGGCCATTTGGCTTATCCCTCCATGTAATACTTAAACAATAGTGTTATTGTAGCATAAAAACAACACTTTGTCAAGTCTTTTGTTAACTATTTATTGCTTTCTTTGTCTAGTCATCATCTGAAGGCTTGCAATACGCTCATTTGAGGCAATATCAGCAGCTTTCAGGTTAATAGTCTTCTCTTTAAGCATCATGTCAGCCAGTTTTAGACGCTTTTCAAAATCATCACCACTGTCTAGGTTAGTAGATGCTGCCTGAACTAGCTTTACACGCTGCTCTTCAGGGATCATCTGAGCTTCAATCATGGTTTTCTGAGCTTCAGCTGACTGTTTCTGAGCTTTGGACTGCAGATCAGCCACCTGAGCCTGTGCCAGCTCCATTGCAGCCTGTTGTTGCATCTGTGCAGCCTCAGCAGCCTGTGGGTTAGGTTGAGACATCTGATCCAAAGCCTTCATGAGTTCACCACGATTAGACAGGGAACTGTTCTGGAGGATACCTTTAAGGATCAATGGCAGTACTGGAGTGTTGGGGCCTAAGGTCTGCAACAAACCAATCATCTGTTGTTGTTCAAACTCTCGTGCCAAGATACCCAAAGTAGCTGTTGGAATGAAGGTCATGTCAACTGATGGATAACGCTCACTATCAAACTGCATATATCTGAAGGCAGCTTTGTTGATGAACGGGATCATGAAGTCTTCTTGGAAGTTACTAAGGGTGCGTTTGTACTTCTTGATGATACCAGCCATAGCCATTGACATACCACCAGCACCTGCATCACGAGGTACGTTAGATGGCATACCTGCGCTGTCAACTGTGCCTGTAGCTTGCAGGAGCATACGCTCAAAGTTCTGCGCTGCTGCAGCTGCATTGTTGTCAGTCTGACCGAACTTGAAGGGATACAAGATCTCAGACGGTGCACCATTGGTCAAGATAGCCTTACCGGGCTTAATCTCAAACTTAGCACCACGAGGAAGCCTTGTTGCATCCATTGCAATCATTGGAGCTGTGGTCAGAGCTAAGGAGTCCATGTGAGCACGAAGCTGACCATCAATAGCTTTCTGCATATTGTAGGCTTTCTCAGCTGTACCTCGACCCCAGAACCTGCCGGGGACTGTATCATCTTGGTAGGCAATGACTGGACGATCCTTCATCATGTAAGGATTAGCTTCAGCCTTCAACAGGATTGAGTCATTGGCAATAACGACAATAGCCTCAACCAAGTCTGAGTAGTCATCAGCTGTGGAACCTTCAGGGAACAGATCAGCATACTCAGTTGCTGCTTCTTCACCGTCTAAGTACTCTTTAGGAACTAGACCGTAGTATGTAATCAGCTTAACCTTATCATCTTGGTAGGTCTTCAAGTCTTGGGTTACTTCCAAGTCTTCATCCTCTGCTGCAGTGGTGATATCGACCTTCTTATAAATACCTCGCTCAATACCTTCAACAATCTTGTGAATGGATACGTACTTCTCGATAGCAACGCCCAGAGCATCGTCAATGGAATCAGCATTAGGATCAATAAGGAAATTCTTAGGGTTAACTGGTTTAATCTTGACCGCAACTCTATCTTTCTCTTGAACTCCAATAGCTGCTGCATTAGCAATGCCGGGAATC